CCGGGGTTTTTCTCCCCTCTTTTAGCTCTTATTCACTCTATTCAAATATCAAAACCGCGGCAGATTGCGATCGTCGTCCTGTTAAGGATGGTTGATAAGTGCTCTGTACAGCGCAGAGGCTTCCGTCCCCGTTATTATCCGGTTGTCGCTAGGCACCCGATTTAAGCCGGTGCGAGCATATCCTGTAAGACTGAGCCTAGATTTTGTTGATTATGTGAGAGCCATGGACACGGACTGAGATTTGTCCGTTATAGTAATCTGCTGATTCTAATACTTTGCGGTTGAATTGTTCAAGGGCCTCGATGTAAGAGCATACTGCTTTTGATTTACAATAATGCAGTATCTCTCGCGTGAAATTTTCTTTGCCTAATTTTAATACGTCTGTGTTTAATTCTAAGTTAGATCCGTAATACTCTTGCCAGTCGCTGTCAATCTTACTACGAATTTTCTTTTTCTTCTTGTTGCCGTTCTTTAACTTTACAGTCTTGTAGGTCGTTTTACTAAACTTTGCTAATTTTTTGCCAATGTACATGCGCCCCGTGACGGTGTTAGTGATAAGATAAACAAATCCAACACAGTCCTCGGGTAGTTGTTCAATGACAGTACCTTGATAAGTCCAAGACATTAAGCAGTCTTGGCTTCCTTGCGGGCATTCTTGGTTGCTGTGATTTCGTTACGGCGAGCTTTGATTAGCTTGCCTAGCTCTGCTAGAGCTTTGCGTGATCGTGTACCGGCCGCATTGTTGCCGCTTTCAAATTTTGTATCTTCTGCTTCCCATGCTGTAACAGCATCTTTAATTGCTTGAATTGTTGCGCTCATTTAGAGACTCCTTTTTGTTTCTTTATTTCTTGCTTACGCTGTGTCTCTGCTACTTGTAGTTTCTTAGCCACTTCACGCATCTCGGTCATCAGCTGTCGCATCGTACTTAATGTTTTTCGTAAAGCAATCGTTTTTTCTTGAGACCTTCGAAGAGTCCATGCGGTTTTGATATTGTGATATTGCACAAAAGAATCCATAAACCGTTGATGTAGCTCTTCGTACTTGTTTATCATTGCGCCTCTACGTAGTCGACATCGTTTGAGTAACTGGTAAATCCGTTTTCTTTAATTACGTGCAACACGTTATTCACCCTGCCTACTAACTCATCCTTATGACTGATCAAAAAGATATTCTTGTTGCGCTCTCGCGCCATTTTCTTTAAAATAGCAAGACCTGCTTCTACACCTGCCGCATCCATTCCAGCATCGATTAACTCGTCTATGAATAGTAAGTTAACATGTTGGTACAAGTTTTCCCACACGTCTCGGAATGCCCAGCTCAATCCTAGAATTAATCTATTTCGTTCGCCTCTGCTCAAATTGTCAAAGTCTAGTTCTTGCCCTAACTGAGTAATTTGAACAGTGAGATCGTTTTGGAAAACTACAGCATGTGGTAGACCAATTTTATCAATGTAATAGCTCAAGCGTTTATTTAGGTATGTTAGGTTTTGATCAATAATCTTTTTACGGATAAAACTATCTTTGTTAGTTAACAGCTTATACAAGAACTCTTGATGTTCTTTAATTCGAGTAAGTTCGTTGATTGTGTCCCACGTAACTTCTTGAAGGGCTGTTTTCTTTAACTCTTCAATTTGTTCTTCATACGGATTAAACTCTGTAGCCTTAAGCTCTAGATTTTGTTCGAGACTATCTAAATTATTTTTATGCCCTAGTGCTTCTGCTTCTGTGTCGTAAAAGGTTGTTGGCGGTTTAGGCAAGTTGCCTATCTCTTTTAATCCTGTTTGAACTAGATCTAAATCAGCTTTAACCTTATTATAGTACAGGTTGGCTTCTACCAGGTACTTATTTGCCTCAGCAGTCATTTCTTCGTGCTTATGATCGTGCAACTCTTGAGCACATGCATGGCATGTCTTGTTTGCTAGACTTTCGAGTTCTTTTGTATATTTTACTAGACTTTTTTCTGCTTGGCTTGTAGCGGCTTCTAAAGTAGCACGTTGTTTAGTTAGCTCTCTTATTTTACTATTACTTTCGTTCCATGCTTTAAGTTGTGCATGGGCGGCCAGCTCTGTATCGATTTCAACACCAGCTAGCTTCATAATAGCTTTGCCTAGGTTCTCGACATCTAATTGTTGTTTATTATTCCACGCTGAACTTTTAATTCCTAGGCTATTGATGCTCTTTTGAACGTTTTCGTTAGCTGTTTTTACACCTTCAATTCGGAAATTTTCTGCTGTAATAGCATCTTTTGTTTCCTTCATTTGAATTTTAAGGTTCTCTGCCTTCTCTGAAAGCAGAGTTATGCCTAATAGTTGCTCAATGATCTCACGTTGATCCGCCGCTTTAAGACTCAAAAAAGGTTCAGTATATGTGTTTAATGCAACCAAATGCTTAAACATCATATGGCTCATACCTAGCAATTGATCAATGAATTTTTGTGTTTCGCGGCTATCGCCCTGGCTATCATCTTCGGCAGTTTCGTCGGTTTTTTGCTCTTGATTATTAATGTACAGTTTAAGGATATTAGGTTTACGACCCCGCTCGATGCGATATCCCACACCATCTTTCTCAAACTCAACTGTAACCAACATACCTTTGCCGTTGGTCTTGTTAATTAAGTTTTCTTTTCGAATATTTGTAAGGGCTTGCCCGTATAAAGAATAGCTTAATGCGTTAACGATTGTAGTTTTTCCTGTGCCGTTACGGCTTCCGCTATCGTCCCCGCCCAGGTCTAGGTTCTCTCCTAGTACCAGCGTAAGATGTTCTTTACTAAAATCTACGGCTTGTGTTTGATTGCCAACACTTAAAAAGTTTTTTACAGTAATGTCTTTAATGTTAAATGTCATAATCCGTGATAGATATCCAGTAATAGTTTTTGATCAAATGCGTCTGATTCGATATTAACCAGTTGCTCTGTAACGATTTGATCTACTGATTCAAATTTAGCATCGGGGTTGTCGTCCACGACCCCTTCGATATTATTTTTTTCTTGTATTAGGCTCATTTCTCGAATATCATATTCGCCGATAAATGTTTCTTTTAAAAAATTAGCCTCTTCGTAACTAATATCAATATCCAAATGCACCTTTAAGTACATTTTAGATTTCATAACATCATCTTTTTCGTCAATTAACTTGCTTAGTTTAATTGTACGAAACTTAGGACAGTTATCCCAATCAATATATTGAGGTTCGCCACCCCATTCTAAAGTCATCATACCGCGTTTGTCGTCCCAAGTATCTGCAAAGTTATGGGGAAACGCATTACCGATGTAATGTACTTTGTCTCTTGACTGTCGTTTATGGAAGTGACCACTAAACACATAGTCCTGGTGTTGGAAATGTGATGTTTGCAGTTCTCCGTGATCGGGCATTTGTACCATTGCGTTCATATAGAACAACGGTAATTCAAAATGACCAAACATATACTTGCTCTTGGTTTGACTGATAGTCTTCCATTCATCGCCTACTAACCAAGGAACTAGGGTAACATCATCAAGAGTTGTAACACGATCTACAACCGTGACTCCTGGAATGTGCCGACCAAAGGCACTAGAATGAATGTCACGCTTGTCCTTGTAGAATAAATCGTGATTTCCTGGGAACCAAAAGAACTGTTCAAATGCCGCACCTAACTTTTCCAAGCACCTAATACTGGTATCTAGCGTAATCAAGTTAATTGAGTTACGGTTGTGATGCCAATCACCGAGGAAGATTGCTGATTCACACTCTTCTTTCTTGGCAGTTTCAATAAACCAATCTACAAATTCCTCACAGTCCTTGTTATGTACAAGGCTGTTAGACTTTAAACCAAAATGTATATCGGTAAAACACGCTACTTTCTTGAATAGACTCATTCAGTTCTCCTGTCGTTTATTATAGCAGAAACAAATTGATAAATCAAATCTTTTGTTCACCAGTTTCTTCTAAATCTTCTGCTTCTTCGACAGGTTCGTCTTCGCTCTTAGGCATGCGCATATTTTTGTATAGCTCTGCTTGGCGGGCAATTTCTTCCGCAAATTCTTGACTGTTTTGTCTAGTCATACTTGGAGTTAATCCGTTTTGCTCTAGCATGTCATCTCGAATGTTCTGATTTTTCTTTTCGATGTTCAATATACGAGTAAAGCTATTTGTAACGGCCGCGGTATAATAGGCAAATGGATTTTCTGATTTTGATTCATCGAACTGTAGTCCAATCTGACTTAATTGTAGAATAGCCTGTCCCTTCATTTCGTCGATGTAAGTATATCCACGCCAGTTAGATCTTTGTGCATACCGTTCACTTAGTTTGATATACATCTTGCCTAAGTTTTCAGTAATGCGACCGTGGTCTTTGCTAAACTTGCCAGTTTTAATTCCGCCCTTCCAATGACTCTTGCCCACACACTCTAATTCATCTTCGTCATTAAATCTCCAATGTTGGAATGGGGGGAAGTTTACCTTTTCATGACTGTCTGCGGTAGTCTTGGTAGTTTTCTTTCGACCCGGAGCAAGCGGAATGTGCTCAAATGTCATAATACGAATAACTATATCCTGCTTTGCAATAGTTTTATAGTCTGGTGTTACATCTGCTAGTTTTATTTTCTTATCGCCAGCGATTTTTGCCGCATTGAAAGTTTCAATACCGATCCTTTTTGCACGATTTCGTTTTGCTTCAGCAATAGTTCTAATATTGATCTTGTCTAAACTAGTTAAGATTAGATCGTATTGACTGTGTTCTTGCTTGGCAAAGCTACTAAACGAAATTTTACTTTTATGGATTTCCGCTAGTAAATCGCGGTTATTTAGGTATTTGACTTTTCTTGTTGTTATTATTGTTGGTATTGTCATTGTTATAGAATCTCCCATTAATATTATAACATAAAGTACAAAGAAGTCAAGAGATATTAAGTGTGTAGTTTATTTACCAGGGTAAATAAGGTATATAGGAAAAAACTAACATGCCCGAACTTACTGCCGAGATGATTGCCGCCGCACAAAACCGTACAGAGGATCAATTTACTAAAGATTCTAACGGCAATACGTTTAAAGATGGGGTTCTTTATAGAGCTAACGATGTAGACGATGCAGGCGACAACGGAACTTTTCGCATGCCAGCCAACATTGCTAGCCCAACTAAATCTGCACCTGCTGAAATTTCTTGGGGTGGAAAGATTCAAAGAGATCTTCGCGTTCGCCTTGAGGTTCCTAAGTCTTATCTCGGCGGGCTAGGAGCTGGCCCAGCAGGCGGTCCTAACGGCCGCCCGTTGGCCGCAACAAACGGCATTGTTTTTCCTTATACGCCCACAGTTACTATGAACAATCAAGCAACATACAATTCAGTTGCTCCTACCCATAGTAATTATACATCAAACGCTTATAAAAATTCATCTGTTGGACCGATATCAGTGTCCGGAAAATTTACAGCACAAAATGAATATGAAGGGGCAATTATTTTAGGAGTTCAACATCTATTACGCAGTCTAACAAAAATGCGTTGGGGTAGTGATCCAGATGCAGGAGCACCTCCACCTGTTTGTAGATTTTTTGCCTTTGGCAATAGTATGATAGATAATGTTCCAGTTGTAGTCACTGGATGGAAAATGGAATACCCTGACACTGTTGACTATATTCAGGTAGGCGCCGGAATTAAAGACTACGGAAATAGTTTTGTTCCATCTGTTTGTACAATTAGTCTCGATCTAGCAGTACAATATAGTAGAACTGAACAATTGAATTTTAATGTAACAGATTTCCTTGCAGGAAAACTAGCAGGCAAAGGATACTTATAATGGCAGAATATTCAAGAAGAAGCCCATACTTCCAAACAGATCAAAGCAAGGGGTATTTAGATGTTGCGGAGTTTGTAGACATACCGACATTGCAAGATGATGTGTTGTGGGCAGTAACCGCACAATATAAAAATCGTCCCGATTTGCTTGCATATGATCTTTATAAAGACAGCAACCTATGGTGGGTATTTTCTGTTAGAAATAAAGATGTATTACGAGATCCTATCTATGACATGATTCCCGGACAACAAATTTATATTCCACAAATTGCAACAATTAAAAAAGTATTAGGATTATAACATGTCTATAATAATCGGTTCGTTGCAAACAAAAGAATATAAAAATAACTTCATAACAGATAAGTTTTCTTATTCTAATAAACAAGCAGTGGATTATAATATTCTGCATGATTATAGAAGTTACAACTATGTAATAACGTTATTTGCAATTCC